CATAGTCCTTCGACAGCGACAGCGCCGCTGCATATGGGTCAAGCCCGAAGCTGATCTGCTTGCGGTACGCCTGCACCTCTGCCCACTCACGGAATGCGGAGGATGCGGTGTAGAGCAAGTCTTTCAGGGCTAGGGACAAGATGGCGATGGGTGCCCACTGCGACATACTCAGCGCCATCAGGGCGAAGTAGACAGGTATGCCGAGCAGGGACAGCGCGAGCCATTGCTTAACGTGTGTAAGTTCATGCGCGAGCAACCCTGCGTCGTCTTTCAGATCGGTGCGCAGTTGGATGAACGGGCCGATTGACGAGCCCACGGGTCCGGTAGCAGAGTAAGTGACGAGGGGGTACTTCATTTATATTCCTGCTGCGGTGAGTCGGGCGCGAAGTGATTTGATTTCAGCTACAAGGTCAGCAATAACCTCAGAACTACCTGCTTGCATGGCTTGGTAGATGGGATTGCCATCAGCATCCACTGCGTCTTTGGCTCCGCTCACGCTGCCTGCGTAGACTTCTTGGAACTGGTGAGCAAGGAAGCCGCAAGTAACAGATGCATCTGAGTTCCATGCATAGTTAACAGGGTTAAGTCTGTCTATGCGTGCGCCGTGACCAGTTACCGGACCGATAACCGTTTTCAGACGGTAGTCAGAAGTCGTGTTGTAGAGAACTGCTGTGGTGCCGGATTGGGTGATGGAGCCAATAACGGCACCGTTATATGAAAAGTAACCGTAGGACGCACCGGATGCCGTGCCATTTGTGTGCGTTATAACAGCCGTACCCTTGCCGAGTTGGGAACTGTCGGCATTCACCGTATTCCCTGCTGTTGTTGCCCCAACCAGCAAATTCCCACTAGAATCCACGCGTACTAATGGAGTACCCCACGTTGTGCAGATGTCGAATGAGTTTGTAGCATTGCCTGAACCCACATTCCATCCGCCAAAGGTAGAGTTATCGAAGGATATATATGGGCCAGTGGATGTGACTCCACCCATCCAGTTTGATAAATTTAGTGCAGGACATGCTTGATTTGCTGTATTAACGACAACGACTCCGACAACACCGTCATTCCCTGACCCAGCTATTAACTTCGTATTGACTGAAGTAGTATTTGTACTAAAGAGTTTCAACGAACCGGCATCCAGCATCATCGCCGTTGTTGGTGTGAATACCGTTGCAGCAGTCAACCCGCTATTTGTGGACCAGTAGTGCTTACCGGCAGACTGTGCGTATGATGAAGCTTGCCCCGCTTGTATAGCTACTTGCTGGTTGCTGGTGTTGCGGTACTGATTTGAATATAGTGTTGCTGCGAGTCCGCTGTAGTTTTCCAGTGCAGCATAACCACTAGCGCCAATCTGGTGCACTTTGGATGTGATATGCCAAGCACTAGGCGTAACACCAAGGCCGAGGTTGCCTGCTGCATCTTCTTTTAGGCTCGCTGTGGTCAAGGCCCCCGTCGCACTCAGCGTGCCAGTGACTGCGAGGCCACCCCCAACAGTCGCAGCACCACTCGCCGACAGCGTAGTGAATGCGCCTGTGGAGGGGGTGGTGGAGCCGATGGGGGTGGGGGATGCCATGAGTGCAGTGACACCCGCACCGGATACAGCACCACTCGCCGACAAGGTGGTTACGGCAGCAGCCGCAGGGGTATCACCGCCGAGGCGCCCGTTCACTCCGTTTCCACTGAACGTCACTGAAGCAACACCACCAGCAGTTACGGCAATGGTAGAGCTTGTAGGAGCGTAAAGCCCATTGCCCGAGGCTGAAATGGCGAGCGACGGAGTGCTTACTGAGCCAGCAGCAAGCAGCAGAGCAGTAATACCTGCAACTGAGGTCGACGCGTTAATCACATTAACGCCATCACAGAACACAACGGCATTTTGGCCGTATGGCAAAACAAGAGTAGATCCAGGTGTTGGGCTCTGAATAGTGAAGTTGAAGCCACCAAGAACTTGGTTGCTGATGTAGTATACTTGCACGACTGACGGGATCACTATCACATTGGGGCTTGTAGCAGTCCCTGAGTAAGTCTGCACTACATTGCTAGCCTCAGTCAGACTCAAAGTCGTGGTGCCGCCAGTTACCGTTTTCAACAGCTGGGTGAAGTTGAACGACGTATTACGGCCTCTTCCAACTGTGTACCACGCGCCAGTTCCTGCATGGAGGAAGCAGCTTTCGTTAACTTGCAGGACAACTGAAGCGCTTCCATCCACTGTTTCGCCGCCAATCGGGGCTACTGTGACTGTGCCAGTTCCCTGGTTGCGAAGCTCAAGGAAGAAGTCATTAGATGCCGTCGAGGTCAGAGGAAGCGTGCATGTGATAGCGCCTCCTGTGTTGACAAAGACCTTGGCCCTGTCTGATACGCCAAAGGTTGTATTGGCTGAGATGGTAGACGTTGTTGCTGACTGGTTCAGCGTGGCCCCAATTGCTTTCAACCCATATCCTACTAGAGCGGACGCGTCTGGTGCCGATGCGCCGACTCCAAACAGAGTAACTCTCCAAGTTCCATTGCTAGTAGAGTTATCCGATAGGTAGAGGTACTTCTGCTGTCCTGCAGAGACTGTTGCTATAACATTGCCGCCAGAGTCCTGCACTGTAAAGGTGTTAGACCCTGGATTGTTGAAGAACACGTCTTGGCCTGGGCCAGCTAACGTAGCGTCTGGCAGGTTGATGGTGAGCCCGCTAGACACTGCTATAACATCCATCAAACGGGCAAGAGGCTGCTGAGTGCCAGTCACGTATGGAGGCCAGTAAGTCAGTATGCTAGCAGACAGCGCCACTGAGGCGTAGGCAACATTGGACGGCTGTACGGTGCTGCCTCCAAAGACGTCGGTAAAGCCTGTCATGATCTTACAATCCCAGGCCTTGGATAACCGTCATTTTGATGCCAGAGCCAGCAGCTACTGTGACCGTGAGGCGAACAGCTCTGATAGGCGCAGTCAGAAACTGGTCCTTGTTGGCAGTAGAGCCGGCAGGCATGTTGGTTAGCTGGCCAAACACAACCGGAGTTGTTGTCGTGTCAAATGGGTCGTCGTACGTGTAGTCAACCTGGTAAGTGGACCCAGTAAGAACCCGGCATCCAACAGAGCAGCTAAACGGATTTTGTGTGATGTCGAGCGGAATCCACGCACCCGACGAGACTGTATTGACGGTTTGATTCACTGGGCGCATGACTAACTCCTAAATTTGTGTTACTAAGTCCAATTTTCCGGATCGTTATAAGGATCGTCAGGCACTACCAGAGGAACTTCCGGTCTTGGATACTCGACCGTGATCTTGTCCTGAGACCTGGCAGGAAGGCGCCAAGGATCAAACTCATCTGCGCAATGTGCATGCACTCTGAGTCCTGGAGCATTTGGGTCGCTCACCAGGTCTATAGACTTCGCCTTCATTTTGCAGCGATCACAAACAGCAATAGTCAACACCTTTTCGCCTAAGGTGTTCAGGTAGACACTCACTTTGTGTAACCTCTGATTGCAGGCTGCAGTCTGATTGGGGCTCCATCAGACTCACCGTCTGCGGCTCTCTGCAGGTGATACTCTGCCTTGCTCTCCAAGTAGGGCAGACGGTCAGCTGGAAGTTCTCCTGGCGGTAGCTCAACAGCAACTCTGCAGGCAAGGCCAAATATCACGTACTCGTACCACCGCTGAGGGACCTCTATCAGATTGTTCAGAGACCCTACGTCTTGAATCTGGCGGTGGTACTCAATTGCCAGCTGGTCAGCGGCGCTGGGAACAGGCCATAGCCATATTTGTGGAGCTATTTGCTTGTCAAACCAGTATTGAAGACTCTTAGTAGCTTGGAACGTTTTGTTCGGCAAGCTAAAGTAGTCATCGCGGTTCATCTGGGTCATTGGAACCTCAGATGGGCCGTAATTAAACGTCAGTGCCGATACCGCTGCAAGTGTTCCAGAAGTGTCTCTGACTCTCCAGTAAGTTGCTGCGGCTGAGTTATCCACGTCTGCAGAGATTGAGTCTCCAGCGGCCAATGAAGTTTGCCGTCTATCAAAAGCTGCTGCTTGGATCCAAGTAACACCGGAGTCCAATGAGTACTCAATGACAAGAGTCGGCGTGCAAGCAATTGAGAACGTGATCTGTGCGTTTGTCGGAATGACTGCAGACACAAATGATAGGCCCCTCCAACCAGCAGCTGCAATCTCTGATCCGTTGGTTTCTGCCGTCTGAGTTCTGTAGTTGCATGAGATTACGTCACTTGTTCCTGGCGGCATGACATAAACTGTCTGAGCTGCCACCAACGGAATGACTGACTTCTGTATGCACCACAGACTGACCCCGTCATTGACAAGGTCAGTCAGCAAGAAGAACAGGCTCTCCATGGCCCCTGTTTGCTGCTCTCCAGAGATTGTCGAAGGCATCTTCCCACACCGGCGAAACGCATGCTCTATGAGCGTTGTTACGTCAATGACAGTTGTGCCGACGGTTCCAGAAGTAGTTAGTGCCATGAAGAAGTCTCATTACACTTGTGGCACGCCAGCAGCTCCCACGCGAGTTGCGTTCGGGCCGACTGCAATTGCCGGCAAGCAGATTGTCACGACCAAGCGCTTGGTACCATTGGCAGCAGACGAAGGCGTGTAGCAACCACGAACGTCGGTTGTTGAGGTTGTGGCTGGACTGGTCGTATCAGCTGCCACAAAGGTGCCGGCGTCAGTTGCCAAAGTGGCTGCCCACTTGACGGCAGACACGTAGGCTACGTCAGTCACTCGGAACGGGAGGCCGAGTTTGTCGTTGAAGCCTGCGGTAACAGCAGAACCAGCAGCGCCGGAGATGGCAATGCGACTCACTTGGCTGAAGGCCTTTGTCGTTGCCACAGTGCTGGTGGAAGGTGCCGCAATCAGTTGGCTCATGGCCTGACCGTATTGGTCGTAGCCGTAGATGGTGAACGTTGCGGTATTGGCGCCAGCAGCCGACACAGTAACACAACGAGGCACGTCCAACTGAACCACAACGGTACCGTCAGAACGGGTTACCGAAGTGGCTCCTGTTCCGGCAGTGAGCGTGAGGTTTCCAGCAGCCGCCGGAGTCTGTGAAGCTGCTACACCAGCAGCTTGCAGAGTGACTGGAACTGTGTCCCAGACGTAAACACGGCCCATAGGACCGACACCAAGCTCTTGCAGAGACGGGCCTGCATTGTCGGAGTTGGGGATAAAAACTGGGCCTAGACGGATGTCATCAGAGATTTGCACGGCCTGCTCCTTGAAAAGTTTGACCGGTGAATGAAGAACCTGGGCCGAAGCCCAGGGTTTTTTGGCTTTAGGCGCCTGGAGTACCGAACATGGCACGCGGATCGGTCACACCTGGGATGTAACGCATCGTGGCCTTGTAACGCATGGAGTCAGTTTCGAAATCACCTTCCATGGACTTTTCCAGCCGGCGACGCATCATCATGTTCATGCCACGAGGTGCGTTGGTCTGGATCCACCAAGCTGTCGGGCTTGTCAGACGAGACAGAACGGCCGGGTCAGCGTCCAGAACACCCATGGATTTCACAGGGTTGATGTCGTTGTTGTTGGTACCGGCACGCAGCACGGATTTCAACAGCACTTCAGCCTGGAAGATGTTGTCAGGAGCAACCACAAGTTTCTTGGGTTCCAGACGAACTTTCTTACCGGTGTTGTCAACAGCCTTGCGGATCTGAATCAACATCTGTTCCAGAGAAGTCTGGGACAGAGCAGCTGCAGTACCAAGCTGGTTGCTGAAAGAACCGCCGACGATCGGATGCGATGTGTTGCTCAGAGACACGCCGTCACCAAAGGTGTAGCTAGAGTTGAACGCGCGGTTCAAGATGTTAGCTGCCAATGTTTCTTGCGTTTCCACCAACGACTGAGCCAGGTGCTCAGCAAAGATACGACCGATGCGGATGTGGTCACCGTCTTCAACCAGGACCTTGGTCAGGGCGTAAGCCAGGCCAAACACTTGGTAGTAGTAACGCTGATTGAACAACACACCGCCTTGTTGATAGGTGACTGCTTGGCCGTCAGGCAACTGAGGAGCAACTCCAAAACCGTACATCACAGGTTCTTCATGGTACGCCCGAGCGATGCCGTCGCGCTCCTTAAAGATCTGCTTCCACTCGTCTTTGCGTTGGTCGTAGACGCCGTCGAATGCCTCATTCAGAATGGGTTCGACGATGGCGCGGAAGTCGTTGGAGCGCATGGGTGCTGCCATACCGGCAAAGGCGACCAGTGCACCTGTCTCGTGGCCAAACAGTTGCGACGCGATAAACGCGAGGGCTACAACGAAAAGAGCCTTGAAGGCGAGTGCCATGTCTGAAGCACCGAAGAAAGTTTTGATAAATTTCATGGTTGTGCTCCTTAGACGCTAACCTTGCTAGACACAAACTGATGGCGGGCAATACGGACTTGTAGGACCGTGAAGGCATCGCCGGCAGCATTCGTTGGTGCGAGACTGTAGTCAACAAGCTGCAGTTGACCTTGCGTAGTAGCCGCCAAGATGGCAGAAGCTGCCATGGCAGAGCTCAAACCAGTTGCCGCAGAGCCACTGCCGATTGAGCCAGAGTCCAGGTCGATTTGACGTCCTTGCAGGTTAGCCGCAATAGAGCCGTTGGCCTGAATTTCAAAGACCGTCAAAGGATCATCCCACACCCAGGCTGTGATGTTTGTGGCACCGGTCGTAGCACCAGGCCAGAAGTTGGCCACCGTAGGTTTACCGGTCGCGTCGGTGTAAGTAACACCGTCGAAAGAACCAAGGAAGTCAGCTTGGAATGCTGCCACATTGATCAGGTTAGACACCAAGGCAACAGGCGTATTCTTGTAAATAGCTGTGGCGTAGGATGCGGAAAGTGCGTATTCGCGTGCACGGTCCAATCCCGAAGGATGGTAAGCCGGCCGCAAACCAAACGGTGCGGAGGTTGCGCTCATAAGTCTGCTCCTTGCAGATTAGGGTTTGAATGAAGGGGCGCCAAGTTTTGCCCGCTCAATGTTCTTACCCAGTTGTGTGAAACCGTCACCTTCTGGCTTACCCAGCGGGCGTCCGGAGCTGTCTTCCTCACTAGCAGTGGCTTGGATTCGCTCGTAGATGCTGTTCTCCTCATCCAACGGGCGTTGGTGGTGGAACATTTGCATGATTGCCTGGTAACGCTGCTCTGTTATCTTGAACAGAACCATCTCGTTGCAAGTAATCGCACCTTCAAACTGGGCCGACGCCATACCACCAGTCTCGAAGCCAGGCACATCAGACGCAACCACAGGAATATATCCTAGCCGCTGTCGTTTTTGCACGCTGTCATACGTGGAACCAGTAGTCAACCAGCAAGTATGCCAACCCGGGATCTGAGGCGGCGTAGGCAACGCCACTTGATCAAATTCATTCGCAAGCAATTGGTTTAGCTCGCTCAAGTCTTCAACCAGTCCGGTCTCGTTTGTGCGCGCGGTATCTTCTTCGACACCTCGTTCCCCGCGCACGGTAGGAGCATTGTTTCGACGTAGACGATCATCAGTTTTTGCAGCCATATTTACTCTCCAGAAGATTTAGTTGGATTCACGATCGATTTTGCGATATTGAGCAATCATTTTTTGACGCCGTGTAGGATCGTCCCAAATGCCTGCTTCTTTCATCGCTTTCACACGTTCAGTGGACAACTTAAATCCCCCTTCTGACTCTGAGGATCGGCTTTCGCGCTGACCGGCTCCACCAACTGGAGAACGCGGTCGGCGTTCAGTTGAGTCATTATAACCACCACTTTTCTCTGTCGTGGCGTTGAATCTGTGGGGCAAATACTTTTTGGCTCTGGACTCAAGTTCTTGCCAGTAGGTGTCTGAGGCTGGGTCAAAACCGTCTTTTGTGACGGCGTTATCCAGCATGGTCATGACCTGGCTGTCAGCATCAGCTGAACCTGGCCCTTGGTACCACTTGTTCTTGGCCGCAAACTCTGTGGCTGCCCGGCGTACCATAGGGTTAATGGGCGCAGGCTGTCGCGAGGCCTGAACCATACTGCCCTTAACGCCAAGTAGCTGTGTGTGGCGGTCACGGGCTTTCAGCATCAGATCTAAAGCCTGAGCGGCTGTGGTGCCGTCTGCCTTTGCTGTGGCGTCAGCCATAATGGCTTTGTAGTGATTGAACACTTGATCAGCTTCTTTGATGGCGCCGTCAAGCTGGTCAAGTTTCGATGACGAATCACTTTGTGTGAGCCTCATCAGGTCTTCAGCCATCCGCTTGTTTTGGGCCGCTAGGCTTTCAACCGTGCGCTGCAGGGTCTCGACCTTTTCTACTCGGTTATGCTTGCGGCGCTGGCGTTCTTGGCGGCGGCGCTCTTTGATAGCATCGCGCTCGGCGTCATCTTCTGCGTCATCAAGTTCTTGATCGCCTTTGGCTGACCGTTCGTCGCTTTCGCTCTCGTCGTCATCGTCAGAGCGTGTGTTCTTATCACCACCCAACTCTTTTTCAAGTTGTTCCTCTTCCGCTTCAGACGAAGACGCTAGGTCAGCGTCGCCTACTGTCGTTAGATCACTCATTCTTGTTCTCCTTCAGAGCATCGAGTGTTTTGAAAATGGCGGCATGCGCAGCCCCGTTTGTGATCATGTCGTTTGCCTGGAAGGCAAGAAGATCCATGAGTTTGGAGACAGCGTCCTTGCGGGCCCACTCCATACCGACTTTGATGTCAAACTCAGTTGTTGGCAGGCAAGCCGAATGCCCTGTCACTGCGTAGCCATTTTTCAGGCGTAGCGTGCAGTTCATCAGTGTCGTGCTGGGGACTAAGTAGTAGTCCAAACCAGCTATGAGCTCTTCTGCAAGAGCCGATGTAATGACAGGTCCTTTTCTAAAGAACATAAGCCCGCACCTTCAGAGGGTCTCCGTCAACTCGGCCGATCAGCTCATGATCACTCAAAGTCAAGAAGACGATGTCAGATAAGGCATCATCCGCCTTCACAGACCAGCGGTCTCCGCCCCAACGAGGAACACGGACGTAGTCTCCGATCTTGGCCCAGATGCCTTCTGGCCAGGCTTCACCTGAATCTCGCTTCTTGAACGCAAGAGGCCCGACTTTAACAAGGCGGGCGACTTGAGTGTTCCAAGCCTCGGTTTCTTTCGTCCCCGTAGAAAGGATAATGCCGCTCTTGGTGGCATTTTTGACGCGCCGCAGCTGGACGACAACTCGGCTCCCAAACGGCGTAAAGCCAGGGTCTATCCCATCTGGGAAGAATTCTTCCAAGGTGCCTTCGGCTTCGAATCCAGTGGAATAGGGGTTTACGCCTGGTAGCTGGTCTGTAATCTCAAGTGTATCTGCAAAGCTCATAATGCTCCTTCAGCAAAAGCTCTGTTGCCGGGAAGACAGTCCCGGAAGCTGGCAGTTGTTAAACTGCTGGTGTTTCACCCACAGGAATCTGCTCCTCGGCCTGGACCTCGACAACAGCTGCTTCGTTAGAAGAGCCAAGCAATTCGATGGTAGCGCCGTTCTCAGCAACAGTGGCCGCGTCAATGCCGAATTTGATACTGATGAAACTCTCAATGGAGTCAGCGTCAGATTGTTCAACTTCTTCAATCAGGCCAGACGCGTAAGTGATTTTGAATTTCATGTGTCGCTCTCTTTCATTTTGAAATGGACCTCAGCAATGAGCTCCGATAACTCAGCCCAGCGGCCAAGACGGTTCTGGAATTCCTCCCAGTTAGACGGCGGATGCGTGAACACACCGGCCTCAGTAGCAAGTTTCCTCGCAGTGAGAAACTTGAGTAGCTGCTCGTCCACTTAGCACTTAGCCTTTCCGCCTTTTTTCATACCAGGAATTCCGTTTGCTCGCTTCACGTCAGTGATGGGGCTGGTGGGAATGCCCTTGACAGAGCCACCGCGTGCATACTTGTCGGCGGCTCCGATGCCACCGACCTTGGGGTTTTGGCCCATGGCCAGTTGTTTGTGCTGACTGACGCCTTGAGTTTTTGCCATTGTTTACTCCTAGAGAACAAGTGAAAAGAGAAGAAGTTCCTGATTTTCTTTGTCTCTTTGCTTTTTGGCAAAGTCATTGAAGTCAGTCACAAGCAGGTTGAATTTTAGCGCCGTTTCCACTAAGTTTGCCACATCCACGTTTGACTTATTGGACAGAACCTTTTCAGCCTTCTCGATCAATTTGTCTATCTGTGGAACGTCGTCATGGTCTGGCAGCTTCTTGCCCGGCTTTGGCACTTTGGCTTTTGCAACGAGCTCAACAACTTCTGGCTTCTTGAATGCTTGCTCGTAATACTCAGTAAGCAGCTGCTTGACATAGAGGTTTGTGTGGCTCTTACCGTCGCCTACGACTGGCTGGACCGACAAAGTTCCTGCGCTGAACGTAGAACTATTGCCTAGCAGCGCAACCGTGATGTCGCCACCAACGCTAAGAGTTCCAGCACTGAAAGCGGAGGTATTCCCGGCAAGAGCCACCGTCAAAGATGGAGTTGCCTGGCCGGTGGAGAATGCGGAAGTGTTTCCGGTCAACTGAGCTGTTTGAGCAACTGACTGGGTCAGCGTGCCAGAAGTGGCAGTTGCTGTTTGGCCTGTCAATCCGACGCTAAGGTCTGCTGTGACTTGCCCAGTTGACGTCGTTGCAGTCTGAGCACTAAGCTGAGCTGCAGATGTGCCGGCCGGCGTGAGTATATCTTGGCTGAACGTGGAAGTCTGGGCACTGAGTGCGACTGTCAGCTCCGGGGTTGGAGCGCTGGTACTTGAGGTCGCCGTTTGACCGGCCAAGCCAAGGCTTAGCACGGGAGGGACTGTTCCAGCGGCGAAGGTACTTGTCTGGCCAGTCAGCCCAAGGCTCACAGCAGCCGTCAAGCTGCCTTGAGACGCTGTTGCACTTTGGCCAGACAGGGCGGTTGTAAGGCCACCGCCTGCCACACTTGAGGTTGGTGCGCTAACGCTGAACGTAGAGCTCTGTGCAGTAAGGGCAGCCGTTATTCCAGGTGCAAGTGAACCTACGCTGGAAGCAGCTGTGGTACCGACGATGCCCAGGCTCAGAGCGGCAGTAACCGTGCCTTGCGTGAGGGTTGCACTGTTCCCGGTTATCCCTTTGCTGAGCGCGGCTGTCAGTGGGCTCAGGCTGAACGTGCTGCTCTGGGAGCTCAGTGCCGCCGTGAGCCCGCCGCCGGATACGCTGGAGGTCAGTGTGCCGACACCGAATGTTGCAGTCTGGGCACCTAATGTTGGGACGCCACCTCCAGCCGCCGGACTATCGGCAATTGACCCTGCTGCAATTGCGCCAAAGCCGAGCATGACGCGCTACCAGCAGACGATAAGGCAGTAAGCAGGACCGCCCTTGCCGACTGCGCCAACGGTCGAACCTGTGAGCGCGCCACCCATGCCGCCGCCGCCACAGCCAATAGCCCCATCGCCGCCGGAGGATTGAACCAGTCCTGTAGTTGTGGCGGTGCCGTGCGTAGAGCCACCGCCTGTGCCGCCCATCCAGTAGCCCATGTTTTGCACTGGTCTGAAGCCGGGGTTTCCGACGCCGGGAGGTGTAGTTGCCACGGCAGTACCAAGACCGCCTGGGTTCGTTGGGAACGCGCCAGCACCCGTGATAGCACCACCGGCGGTACCAACAGCGGCAGCGGCTCCAAGGCCTGCGCCGCCAGTTCCGCCTGTGACGATGGCCCCGGTTACTGGGAGCGCCAGAGCGACACCAGCGACGGCTGCGCCGCCTGCACTGCCGACATGCCCAACCACAGAAGTTGCCCGCCCCCATCCAAGGGGCATGGTAGCCGCCGAGCCAACGGCACCGGCAGTGCCAGCAGCACCAGCGACGCCAGCAGCGCCGTTACCTCCGCGCCCGCCGCCTCCAGCAGTAGCCAGCACGTTGTTCACAATGGGGGCGCCCCCACCTGCGGTCAGTGGGGGCGCGACAGTGACGTAATTAGCCAAGCCAGATGCTGCATTGCTACCGGCGAGAAGCGAAATGAAAAGCGTATCAGGCAACAGCCCAATGGGCATAGTCACGGTAGTCACAGCACCAGAGCCGCCGCCACCTCCGCCAGCGGACACCGAGTTGGCACCGACCACACCCGTTCCGCCGTTGGCCCCGTTGCCGATCAGCAAGATGCTGCACATGGACTTGCCGCGTGGCTTGGTCCATGTCTCCCACATCACGCCATTGGTGATGGCGTCCGACTTGCCGATGAACTCCTGCACATCTGCGGAGCCGTAGCCCGTGGGCAGGTGCGAAAAGTCAAGCACTTAGTAGTCCCCAGCAATCGCAGTGACGACCCAGCCAGCAGCCACGGTTGTGCCAAGGCCAACATACACCTCCCAGCCCGGAGGCAGCGCGATGTTCATCTGGTAGTCGATGTCCACTGTTGCGGCGGCGGGGGCCGCAGTCATTGCGGGCAGTGCAACTTCGCCATACAGCTTGGTGTTACCAATCAGCGGGTCGTCAAACGTACCTGACGCGGGCGGCGTAGTCATCGTGTAGCTGGCGGTCGCGCTGGTGAAATAACGCACCGCGTTGCCTGCTGTCGCATTGTTTGTCACGTAGATGCGGTACGACACTGCGCCCGCCACTGCAGCCCATGTCCAAGGGATTGAGCCAGTCGGGCCGGTAACTACGACACCAGCGGACAGTGCGCCGACCGTAGACTGTTGGCCTGTGGCGTCGATGGCAATGACCTGTGCGTAGTAGGTGCCGGACAGCAGCGTGCCGCCAGCAGCAGACGGCGTTGGGACGTTGACCGCAGGACCAGTACCAAAGTTCTGGTTGGGACCGCCATTGTTCAGGAAGACGCGGGCTACCGTGGCCACGTTTGTACCGACCGCCTTGAACCGAAGTTTCTGGATATACGAGCCGTTGGTCGGGTCGGATGAGAAGACTTCCTTGTTGAACTCACTGGTACCGAAGTAGTCAGCGGAAGCAGTCTTGAGCAGTACGGCACGTGTGATAGCGCCACGGCGAGAATATATGGGGTCTGAATTTCCAGCCATGATGTTCCTTTACGGGAGCGCGAAGCCGCGCATTTGGGCTAGTTGCAGCCCGATGTTTGCGTTGTCCAGAAGCTCTGCGCTTGCCGTACAGTACACATTAGATGTACCGGACAACGTTATCAGCGCACTGGCATTGCTGCTGGATCGGATGTTGTCGCGAGTCAGCGTGGTGCCGGTGGAGTTCAGAGTCCCCTTGCCCACTTCCCAAGAGGTGCCACTGACGATCAGGTAGCCAATAACGCAGGGCATGTTCGACGCGAACCCAGAGGCGAACGACTGGTACCCCGCCACCGCGCCAGCAAGAGTTACCGCGCCGGTGCCAGTGGTAGCAGTCGTTTCCTGAACACGGTCAGCGAGGTAGGGCATGTGTTTACGCCAGATTGATCAGAGACGTACCGGCTCCGCCTGCCGGCATGGTTAAGGTCAGGGTGGCTGCTACTGGAGTCTGCGCAGTGAAGGTGCAGACCTCGATGGCCTTGTTCAACTGTGTGTTGTTGAAGATCAGTGCGCAGTCAACAGGACCAATACTCACTGTCGTGTAGACAAGAGAAGCCGAAGGTGTCCAGGTACCGGTCGATGTCTGTGTCGTCGGAGGATTGGCGTTTGTCACAACCACGCCGCCTGCCGTGTAACCAGTACCAGTAGCTTCACCAGTATCTGCAACAGAACCTACGGTGCCTCCGTATGTGGCCTTGGTAGGACCCACGGTAGCAGACGACAGATAGAGAGCTGCCCGGACCACGTCAGTCGTAGGTGCTGTCAATGACGTTCGACTCACAATGGTTGCAGCACCAAGTTGGTGATACCCCATCATGACCTCAGACTTAAACGAATTACTTACGCCAGCTGTATTCGGCATGATTTGTCCTTAAAGTTGACCGACGGCACCAAGAACTGAGTTCCCAGTGCGTTTCATGATGTTGACTTGACGACGAACACACTCTTCGCCCAACCAGTGCTCTACAGCACAAATGGTCTCATCAGCATTATCGGTCCACACGACTTTTTCGGTCAGCGACTCGATCGGGACATTGCCCTTAGATGTGAAGATCAGTGGAATTTCGTTCATTCTTGGCTTTCAATTGTGGATTTTACTCCGAGTACGTTCCCCAGTTGGTCCTTAATATACTGCGCCACTCGTGGGGCCGAGTGTGATTTGTGAAGCGCCGTCATTCCTTCTGCTAACTGGCCTAGCGTTTCAGCAGTCATCTTGCTGTTTTCTGTCATGTACATGGCAAGTTCTTGACTGTTTTGCTGGACTGACTGCAAAAGCGGTTTGATGATGGAAGAAAGGTCTGGCTTAGCGGCTTCCTTCTGGTCAGTAGCAGCTGCTTGCTGTTCCAGCATTGCTTTAAGAACCACAAGAGCCTGGTCGCTCTCTTCCTTCATCTTGGCAAGGATTCTCTTGTTCTCTTCACCTGACTCCATTTGCTGGTTCTGAACTTGCAGCGTGAGTTCTGCAATACGGTTCTCGTTTTCTGCCTGCATCTTCTCGATGTTTGCAGCAAGAAGGGCTGTTCCTTTGGTAAGCTCGCGGTCGAGAGCTTCACGCTTGAATTCAGCATCAAGTTCCATTTTGCGGATAGCAAATTTGTACTGACGTTCCTTATCAGCTTCTTGAGTCTTATAAGCAAGTTCTGCCTGCAGACGCTTGTCTTCTACCTGGCTAGTCAGCACGAGCTTCTGCTGCTCAGCCTGGTAACCAGACATAGCTATTTGTGTCTGGGCGGCAAGCGACGCTGTTGTGTTTCCATCAGCCGGCGGCTTCGGTGCCATTTGCTGCATCAGTTGCATTGCATGCTGAAGTCCTGGTGCCACCATCTGACTTAGCTGGGTAGCCATTGCCTTATCTGCAAAAGCGTGACCCTTGGACTGAGCTTGCTCAGGTGTCAGGTCAAAGCCCTGCATCTTAGAAACTACGTCAATGGCCTTGGCTGCAGCCTTATGGTGCTTTCGGTAGTAGGCAACCATGTGTTCTTTGCAGTGGACAATCAACTTCGGCAGGGCAGTTGTTCCTATCATTGGGCTGGCACCCAGCAAAGGACTGGTCATGAAAGTCACGTGGCTTTCAAGGTGGCTTAAGTCATCTTGCTCTTCGTAGACTTTGAGAGGTGTTCCGTCGTCGAGGGCGGCTGCTGCGTTCTCATCAACGGGGTCCAATCGCTTGGGGTCTCGGGGCAAGTTGGCAATGTCTTCGGCGTAAGGTACTTGGAGAAGGCGCAGTGCTCTAATGAGCAGTTTTTCTGGCTTGAAGAATGGCTTGAACTCAGGCATTGCTTCCAGTTGCATGACTGCTTGGAGTTGCGCATAGCGCTGAGCCTCACTAAAGATATTGGGGTCAGAGACAGGCAAGATGTCCATAGGACCCTTGAAGTCATCGCGGTAAACAATGAGTTCACCCAGTTCTTCTACCGTCTCTTCGTCTTGCAGGTACACCGCATTCAGACGGTGGAGAATTTCCAGTTCACGGCGTGCAGAGTGGTGCAGCCGCGCGTGAATGGCCGAGAAGTTTGTGCTGCCGCCTTCTATGAGGGCGAGAGCTGTGCCCATAGGCATGTTGGCTCCGGCGTCTGCAATCTTTTCAGAGGCTGTGGAAACCACCATTTCAGCTTGTTGCGTGAGCCACTCCATCAACTGGTACAGGACGTTCGATGGCCCGTTGAATGGGAAGGGCATAACAAGCTTGCGGATGTCGTCTACCCCTGGCGGCGCGTCAATTTCGCGTAGCTCTGTTGCATTGACAGTGATTGATTGCCCAGAAGACCTTCCGCCCTTGAGTTTCAACCCACCTGGGAAGTTGTTGATATGTGCAGAGTCAAGCAAGGCGTTGAGTGCTCCGGTAGACGCCGTGCTCATGGACCCAATAAGATGGGCCAAGCCGATGGCGTAAGCACCTCGCCAAGGAATGAAGTTGTATTCAACAATCCAGTGAAGCTTTAGCTGCTTTTCGTCTTTTTCCTTCCAGTTACGGTAAATGCCAAGCACTTTGCTGCCGAACTCTTCAACGTGAATGATGTACGGGGCGACTTCACCTTTGGTCAATGGGTCAGACTCAAATGCCAAGTCAGCGTACACCGTGTAGACTTCCCGTGTCCCGCCTGTTTTGTCGTACGCGGCTGAGTCGTCTGTAACGCCTTCAACTTCACGGGACGCTTTAGCAGAGTCTGAGCGCTCAGGTGACTCTCCTGCGTGGGCGCCGTCAGGAGACTCGTACAGGCCAGAATCTACCCGACTTTGGAACTCAGTGATACCGATAAATTCTCGGTGGGTTAGTCGTGGCGTTGTGTAGAAGTCGTTCTGATCAAAAGGCAAGAAGATGTCATCAATATAGACGGCCATGGTTCTAGCGCGCGCCAACTTCTGGTCGTACCACCAGCGTTTGTACTGACTGCCACCAAGTGGCAGTTGGCTCAGCATCTTTTCGAACTCAGGGCGGTGTTCTGGAATCTGGCTAGTCAGTTGCCAGTTCATGTACGTCTTCTTGCGCTCAGCTCTGTCTATCTTGGCATCAGTTTGGTCACCCATGATCTGAGTGCGAACAGGACCTGCCGAAGGAAAGAGTTCTTTCACGGCCTTAGAGGCAAAGTCCACGCAGCCTTTTGCGAGCATTGGGTGGACGACAGAACTAGCGCCGTCAAAGTCAGCACCAACGTTCTTGTTGTTTGCAAGACCTGTTTTCTTGATTCCCTCTGCGTATTGCTTATCGCGTTCTGTGCGCGCTTCCTTATCGGCCTCGATCAATTCACAAAGTTCGCGTCCCAATCCAGAAACTTCAAAGCTGTCAAAGTATTCCACCAAGTTTTCATCGAACTCAGACTCTTCCTTGTCTTCCGGCTTCTTTTTGTCGTGAATGATAACTGAGCCATCTTCAAGTTCCTCGATGTCGTTGTCGTTGACTTCTAGCTCGTCGGTCTCAGAGCCAAGCAGTTTGGTGTCTGCGCCAATGGTATCTTCATCGTCCAGCGACGCGTTCGGCGGCAGATCTGCCATAGGGTAACTTGTATTTGGTGTCATGCTGTTAAACCTTGTCGGAAGACTGAATCTGACCCGTAAACTTTCTGTTCGTGTTTACCTAGTGCCATTGGATCGTAGGCTCCTGGCATCGTGAATGGATTATTACTCGCTGGTGTGGTAGTGGAGGCGTCAGACGTTGTGGTAAGAGGACCGGGCGTGTTAGAGCCACTATGGAATGGGTTCGAATTGGCATCTGGCATGCCGCTTATCTGTGTTCCATCTGGCATGGTCTGCCCGGTACTTCCGTTGGCCCCAATTCCAGGAACACCGATAGAGTTTGGCAGTCCGCTCCACTTGGAGTCGGTCCATCCCTGGTCTTTTGCAAATGTGTTTGCCTGATCTTTCACCCAGTTTGTGGCAAGAGCCCCTGCATTGAAACCAGGAAGTGTGTCTGGGCTAAATGTGTTGGCTAGAGACGCAATATTGTTGTAATCACCAAGCGCTTTGACTCCGTCTGGTCCGATAATATTGTTGAATACTTTGTTGACGTCTTTTGCTAGGTAACCGCTTCCAATATCGACTGCTGCGTTTCCAAGCACGTCAGTTAACGGCATTCCGTTGTTGTAAGCAGACACTCCATTGACAAGGGGACGAATGAAGTTTGCGCCAGGTATTGAGTTCAAACCTACGTTGATCGCAAGATTTCCTGCCTGGCCTATAACTCTTGATACGTTATTAGCCGCGATCATGTTGTCAACGTTCTGACCTGTCAGATTGTTAGGATTTACACCTTCTAAGCTTCCAAAGCCGTTTTCCGTAAGTGCTTTCAACTGATTGTAGGTTGGCTCGGTACCGGAGGCTCCCCCAAACAAACCTTGCTGCATCTTCTGAGTGTCAGACAAACCTAGGCCTAACATCGAACTCAGCGGAACACCAGCTTCAATCGAAGCCTTCGCCATGTCGGTGATAGACGCAGGTGTTACCTGGCTCTGAGCCTGAGCTTGGTTGTCCTCACCAGGCTTTTGGTTTGCCAGCGGCGTAGGGCCTGGAGAAGGTTCTGGCGTAGGTGCAACAGGTTCTGGCGTAGGTGCAACAGGTTCTGGCGTAGGTGCAACAGGTTCTGGCGTAGGTGCAACAGGTTCTGGCGTAAGTGCAACAGGTTCTGGCGTAAGTGTTATTGGGGCATTGCCGGCAGATCCTTTTCCTCCGCCAGAGCTTGACGCCTCAGGTGATGGTGATGGATCTACGGCCGGTGCTGGAGCTGCCGGTGCTTCAGTTGGTGCTGGCCCCTGATAGTCGTAATAGCCCTCGTTATTCATGATATACAAGGCGCCATTTGCCGTTACCACACGGCCATCTGCGTAGTGTGTGTCTCCATCGGAGCCCGTCCAGGTGTTGTACCCGTTAGCATCGTATCCGACAGCGCCGCTTTCGTTAAAAACTGAGTTACCACCGCCTCCGCCTCCCCAAGTGGCACCTCCTTGGCCGTCAGTTGTTACTGAGCCACTAGAATCTGACCATGTAGCACCAGAGCTGCCTTCACCGCGAAACATACGGCCGTTGAGCCGCGTCTTTTGATACAGGATATTCATATCTTCGCCCCGATTACTTGATGTTTGATCTCAAACCCAAGACGCCTCCAAAGTCTAGCAACCGAGGGCCTGACAGCAGCCTCAACGGTCGTAGCACCTTCGATCTTGAGCATCTCTTTGAGTTGCTTCCAGTTTTCTGCAGTCGTGATCCCATTACCACCTAAAGCAGCAAGAAAAGCAGCCCGTTCATTGCGCCTGTTGTGCATTTGATAGGCCACGGCACCTATGCATACATAATGATGCCAAGCAGCTATTACTGCGTACCGACCCTGTAAGATGTCTGACTTAAACTGATCGTCTGTCCACTCGCCACCGACAAAAGGTGTTACTTTCGCGAAGTGAGGAGCAAGATCGGGCCAGTATTGCGCACACTTCCATGTAGGAAGACGTTCAAGGCGGTGTGGGTTCATACGTGACTCATGGCCCAGTCAACTAACTTCTTCTTAGTCGCGTAGGAGTGACCTCCGTTGGCTTCTTTCTTGAAGGTATCAAGGACTGAGCGCATAGTGAGATGAGGTCCAAAACGTTTTACCAAGGCCTTGATAACGTGGTCGGGGATCTGCTCTTTATGCTCGTAAGTATCTACATTGATAAGACCTGTCACGTGACCTCCTTTTGCAAAATCTTGGTTTGGCCAACCTTTAATTTCACCGGAATTATCTGGCCATACCTGATCATTCATCGCTTTTATTTCTTCTACGGTGTGGTATTCTCCAGGTTTGACACCCTTACCCATCATGTGATCAAGCTCAGAGTTGTTCCAAACGTCAGACGTCTTACGAAGCCCTGTGTTCTGCATGTCTCCAATCTTGCCCCAGTTGCCAGACTTGACGAAGTCTTGAACAGCAGCCATGTCCTCAGGATCTGGCCTGCCGTTGCGGCGACCTTTGATTTCCTGGATAGACGGAGTCAGTGACTCTTTATCCATCCATTGCTTAGCCTCAGGATTCCACTTCCAGTTTTGAGCTAACGTATAACGTCTATTGATATCAGAAGACCCAAAGTGATCAAATATGGCGTTGATCTCTTCTGGCGCCATGTCTTGGGCATTCTTAAAAGGTGCATCACTTTGCTCGGTAAACTTAGGTGGCTTCACGGCGATCTGCACCTTTGGCTTTCCTGCGGCATCGTGCAAAATGTAGAGCTGGTTGCCATTACCTCCATAGTGCTGAGCCAAGCGGTTGACTTGAGTGCACCAGCCAGCATCCTTGCCAGCTCCCATGCAAAAGTTTAGTGCGTCGTCATTAGTCGCAGTGTCGGGAACTGCTTTCCAAGAGTGGCCTGAGTCATAGGTCTTGTGTGTTGGTACGTTGGTCTGGGCCCGAAGTGTCTTTGTCTGTTCTAGAATTTTGTTCCATTCGCCGGTCTTAGCTGCGATGTCAGAGACTGAAGACCTTGCGATGTCTGCATCTGTCAGATGCAAGTTGCGCTCGACTAAAGGAATGAAGTCATGGATGGGGGCATTTGGTTGCGCATTGGCGGCGGCAGCCCGCATGGCCTCAATGGATCCATGGTGCTCAAAGGCAATTCCTGCGTCATTGGCTTGGCCCATGTAGTCCATCATGTGCTGGAAGCCAAGACCTTGAGGGTCACCAAGACCGTAGATCTTTGTCTTTGGGTCAGTCTTATCAAGCCATTGACGGCGCTTCAGGTACTCGACTTCACTGTTGATGCCGGCTGCCTCTTCTGGCTTTATGCCAGTGATTCCGCTGAGCTCGTCGATAGCACCACCAATCGTATTGGTCTCTGGGCTGGCTCCTGTAGACCCAAGGTGCCAGTTGACTTCTTCGCCGGGCGTGTGGGTTCTAATGGCATTGTCTGAGAGGTTTTCCCAAGGGGTGCGATAATTGCGTCCGGTCGTCTCGTAGTGGAACTTGTCCGCCTTGCTGCTGTTTGGACGGATGCGGTACGCCGTGTTGCCGTCTCCGGCAGACGGATAGGGGGCTGCGCCGTACTCCTGTGCATTCAATTCCATCTGGTCCGGCGTCATGTGGAGACGACCTTCTTGCTCGAGTTTCAGAAGAGGGTCGTCTGCAGTACCCATCTGGTTCCTGATGTAGTTCATAAGCTGCTTGTCGCGCCAGTTGTTAGGTGCCGTGTTGCTAGATCCAATTTCGTAGAGGTCCATGGCCTGTACTGGGTCGTGCTCGATCATCTCGGTCCAATTCCCGCCCTTAGGCTTCACTGCAAAAGCAGGCTGTGCAGGAGCAAGGACCTTGGCCAGAGCCCCTTCACCATGCATACCAGCGTTCAGAATGTTTCCTGCGTGTCGGACAAGTGGGGCCCCTGCCTTTTCCACAAGCTTTCCGGCCGCTTTGAGCGGGGCTCCTACTCCGAGGCCACCGGCGTATGACGCCACATCAGCTGCCGCCTGTAATCTGGGGTCCTCAGAGGCTCCTGGGAGCCATTCCTTATAGAAGTCACTCGTAGGCAAAAACGGAGTGTTGCTGACACCAGGGATTAAGCTCCTGGCCAGTCCCTCAAGGTCTCCGGGCATACCCACTGTGCCGGCGAGCCAGCCGCGAGCCATTTGCTTCATGACCTGTGTGGAATGCTCGTTCTGAAGGCGCTGTTGGCGGTCTCGGTCGACCTGACTTGTGGTCACTGCGCCACCTCCTGCGAAGCTCTGAGCTGCTGGCTTTGTGGTGTTCTTGCTGTCTGTCACCCACTCCTTGAAGTCATCGACGTGCATTGCAGTGACCGCTTTGGCTCCGTCCCAGCCGTTGCGGTAGTTGCCGTGGTACGCAGCCTTGGCTTCCTCAGGAGTTTTGAACCCCATCATGACTTTGTGCTCATCGAACTTGCCGTCTGTATCGTGCTGGTCGATGACATGGACTGGGACTGTGCGGTCTTTGTAATCAGGGCCTAAGAACACGTCAACGTGATCTTTGTCAGCCCCTTTAGTGCCGCGAATGTAGCCGTAATCGTGCTGCATGCGAGTGTGCCACTCATCTCCGTCCTTGGACTTGCCGCTACGGACCGAATCTGCTGGGTTTTCGATGGAAATGTTGAGGCCGTGGGCCCAGACATGATCCTTCTTGTAGTTGCCGGCAGCTGCTTGAGCCTCAGTTGGTTGCACGCGGCCTCCTTGGGCGAAGTTGGGCTCTTCTGGACGCGGCGTAGTTGGTAGGTCAAGCAAGCCTTGATAGTCACCAACATGCCTACGAGCTTGGATTGTTGGAACACCTTGAGCTTCTAAAAATTGTGATGCTTCGCGTGGAGTCATATAGCCGGAAGGCATGTCAAGGTTCTCGCCGTAGTTTTGGCCGCCCTCTCTGATATTGGTTTTCCCGCCTCTGAATTTTACAAGCCCGGTGTTCTGAAGGTCACCGACGTCTGCCCATTGACCTGACTTGACAAAGTCCTGGGCAAAAGGCTTGTAGCGGTCAGCAGGTGCAGCATTGCCTTTGCCTTTGATTTGGACGATACGGTCAGGACGACCAGTATTGGATTCGCCACCATATTTACCGTAGTCAGGGGCTGTCTCGATTGTGACGTGAGGTTCTCCGGTCTTGGAATCGCGCAGACTGAAGATGCGACTCCGTCCTGAGGCTACGTCGTCGCAGTAGCCACCAACGCAGTGGCCCATAGTGTCACCTTCGTATTTCAAAGCGTCTTTGAGGGTTTTATCTGAATACTCCGGGCGATGCCTGAAGAATCTGTCGATAGCTTCCTGTTCTGAGTCTGCAGACCATGATGTGCCATCACCCACAACTGCGTGTGTGCCAAGTGCTCCTTCGCCGCGCTTTTCTACTGTGAATCCAGGCGGTAACTCGCGCTTTGGAGCCTTCAACTCCACCCACTTGAAGCCCTTGTCGCCGTAGTCCTTGTGCAGAACTGTGGCCGCGTTGTTGGCCTTGGCAGCGTCTGCCGCCACCTTCTGCTCTTGGCGCCACGCATTGATCTTTGCCACGTGCTCAACGGCTTGAGGCATAGAGACACGATCAAGACTTTCAGGCCTCAACTGCAAATGTGCAGGCAGCCCGGAGGCTGGGTCTGTGGCATTGCGAAGTTCGTCTATGAGGTGCCTGAAACCTAGGTCTTGGCCCTCAGTCATGAGCGGAGAGATGCTGTGAACTTTGTCAGTCGGCCCTAGCTTTCCAAGCCATGGATTGGCAGAAGCCACTCTTTCTGCTTCGCGTTTACCAAAGTACTCAGTTAAATTACTGTGGTCTGGAGTGTCTATCACAGCGTCAGACGTGTTCTCCCACCGCCTGGCCAAATCAGAAACGGCTAGCTTCTGTGGTCCATCACCACTAGGGTGAACCATTCTGCCAGGGCTTAGCAGTTCTTCAGGGTTCACGTGCAGAGTTCCACGTTCAGCAAGGGCGCGGATGGGGTCTGTCGGTGTTGCCATCTCGTTCTTGATGTAGCGGGTCAGCTGCTTGTCAATGAAGCTGTTGACGGCTCTAGGAGCCTTCATGCCTTCTGCTTGGGCGGCAGTAAAGATCTCGCCAGAGGTTTGGTCTAAGAACCTGCCTCCTTCGTAGGGCTCAAGCACAGATGGAACTGGGTGGTACCCTTTCAGGCTTTTAAGTGAGTCCTCCACGCTTCCACTCAGCCAGTTCCCGCCCTTCATTTTGATAACGCCACGCTGGGCAGCACGCCCTCCGGACACTGGGCCTGGCATTTGTGCTACCTTGCTCAAAGGTCCTAGCAGCGGAGCCACCTGTGCGGCGATGCCAAGTGGGAAGCCGGCGCGTGCTCCAGCCTGGCGGTCAGCGGTCAGCGGATCCAGCACGGAAGCATCGGACAGCTCGTCTGGTGCTGAGCCTGTCAACATAGACTCCAAGAACCCACTGACCTTAGGGTACTGCTTGGTCAGTTCATTGTGACCTTGGCCTGATGGCAGGATCTTGGCTTTACGTTTGTCCATTAGACTTTACCTCCGCGTGCGTAGTGATCTGCCACTTTGGGCAAGTTATTCGGGTCTGTCGTCCAGCTTCTGAGAACGTCTGGAAGCGACATTGCTGTGTGGCCATCAACATCAGGACCCAGGCTTTCAATGTAGTCTGCTAGATCCACGCGCGATGGCTTCTGCTTGACAAAAGCGTTGACCTTGGCTAATGGATTGTCAGGCTGGGCTGCCGGGACGTATTCTATGCCTAGGTTCTTCAGCTTCTTTTCTGTTGCTGTTGATGGGTTGATGCCGTAGTCGTACACGCGGCCTATGTCCTGTGTTGTCAGCCCATGGCCCTGAGTCTCTACGTACCCAAACCCAGGGTTTCCGTTGATCATCTTTGGAATGTTTGGGATGTGCGCCTCTTCGTACGGTGCCAGCGGCAAGCCTTGCTCACCGAACCTGCGAGGTATCAGCCGTGCAAAGGACTCAACTGGTGTTCCACCGCGCGTCCTGCCACTTTCAATGCCGCGATAGCCTTGGTGGTTGATGAACTGAGAAAAGTCTGGGAACTCGTCTCTGAGCTGATCCATCAATTCACGCTCCTGTGTGTTAGCCGCATACCGTTGTTCGTTAGTCCACCCAGTTTTGTCCTGTGGCTTAGCGTACCAACCACCGTACGGGTCGCTGCTGTGACACAGACCAAGCTCATCTGCTCTTTGGGCCTTCAGTTGTTTGAAGTGGTCGGTAAGGGCACCGATGGCTGAGTTCTCTTGATGGGCTCCATAGAACTCAGGCTGCCCTATGTTCTCAGACAGTTGATGCCATCTGCTACTGTCTAGGCTATCGCCCAGCGTGTAGGTCAACTTGCTCTTGTCGCGTGGCTCGAAGCCGTAGCGGCCATACTGAGAGATCATTGCATCAGGTTTGATGATGGTCCCACTGTCAGGATAGCTTAGTTCCAGCTTCCGCTTGGCGGGGGCAAACGGGTCTTCGCTCAGATGCCCGTATGTGGGGTTGCCACCGAACATGCTGGGCTCTGTCTGGCTGCGGAGTTCGATTGAAGGCTTTGCACCTGCTCTGGCACCTGTTCGCCCTGACGTGTGGACGGTCTGCAACTCGCCGTTGGCTAAGAGATCTGTCAGGCTACGGCGACGCATGATTGCTGGCGCACTGCTGAGACGCTCAATCATCTGTGGGCTGAGATGTTCACCAACAGCTTGGCCCTCAGGCCCATGAGTTGATAACGCAAAGAGCTTTTGAAGTTGCGGATTGACTCCTAAGCTCTCACCAAGTGCAGGCAGCTTAGCTTCAAAAGCTTTGAGCATCGCACGTAGTGCCTCAAGAGGAAGAGGCATCACTGAACTCCAAGAGAAAAAGCCCCGGGCTTTAAGGGCTCGGGGCTAAGAGGCGGGCAACTGCACTGAAGCCACTCTGGAGACGAGTCCATTCTAGCGCCCGTAGGGATTCTGACGGCCGTGTTTTTGTGCATAGTAATCAACCTCATCGACGGGATCTTCGGGTACCGCTTCAAGCTCTAAGAACCCAGAGTCACGCATGTAGATGCAAGCCTGTGTGAATGTATCCACAAGGTCGTCGTGTTCCCCGTTCGGAAACTCGTCGCACTGCGTGAGCAGTGGCCTTGCCCAAGTGACTGCCTGCCCAGGATCGCGCTTCGACTCAAGCACATAGAACATATCTGCTTCCAGGAATGGAGCTGTCATATGGGCTCGTGCGATCTTGTCGGCACGTCCTGGGTTGTAAGCCACAATTGGTAGGTTTATATCACGTAGGTCTTGGATGATGGATTGTCCGCTGGCCTTTTGCTCCACGAGTATGACGTCTGGCTTACGGCTTGGGTGCAGCGGATCGTCTTTAACCCCACCGTAAGGGGCCTTCCAGTCGTCCATGAGCTTCTTCTTGAGCTTCCCGTACTTCAGATGATCGGTCCAAGCGTCTAGCAAGATGGCGAACTTCTTGCCCTTGGAGTCTCCGAACTCGTGCTCACCGATGCCCCACACGGTCCCAGCACTGGGATCACCCTCCACCTTCTCAGTGAACGCTGTGTCATAGGACTGCAGCACGAAGAAGAGGTCTGGGAGCCTAGCCTTGGCCGGCCAGAATACGAAGTGGCCTGACTGCAGGATGCCGCCACCGGCTGGAGAAGGTCTTTGCGCCAACTGACCTGCTGCTCCATAGTCGCCGAGACTCCTCTTGAGCGTCTTGACGGTTGGCGCGTCAAACCGAGCTGGCCACAAGAGTTCACCCTCTTCACGCCTAGGATCTTTGAACCCGAGCTTAGTGACACAGGCTCTAGCCTTCTCATACTCCATTGGGAGCATCAAGTGTGTCCAACCACCTTGCTCAAGTACGTGGCCGCTCAGATCCTTCTGGTGGAGCCTCTGCATGATGATGGCCATAGCACCAGTAATCGGATCGTTGAGACGAGAGATGATGCCTTCGTCGAACGTGGTGAGAGCAGCTTCGCGCTCAGCCTCAGAGTGTGCGCCGTTGCGGTCGTGCGGGTCATCGATGAGCACAGTGTCGCCGCCGTCGCCCATCACGCCACCCGTCATACCGAAGGCGATGCGGTAACCCATCTCGCTGTTCTGGAACCTGATCTTCTCATTCTGGTCTGAGGCCAGCGTGAACTTGTGACCCCAATGCTTCTTGAACCACGCCGATGTGACTAGGCGCCGCATCTTCAAGTTGTCTCTGATGGCGAGCTTGGCAGCATAGGACCCACACAACCACTGATGGCTCGGGTCGTGGATCCAGGTCCATGCCGGCCACGCCACTGATGTGATGGTTGACTTCGAGGTTCGGAAGGGCACGTTGATCAGCAGCCGAGTGATCTCGCGGCGGCTCACTGCTTCCAAGTGTTCTGAGATGGCCCTGAGATGCCAGTTGTCGACGAACTCACGGCCTGGCTCGATGATGGGCCAAGCGCACTGAAGGAAGGCGTGGAGCGAGGACTCACACAGACGGCGCTCGATCTCGTCGAGCATGTTGTACACACCCAGCTTGGTATCACGGCTAATGGGGCCACCTGTGAGAGCCTGGATCTTAGGAATCTTGAAGTTCGGCTTAGTCTTAGTCCCCTGCAGCGATGTGGGGATCTTCATATATCTGTGCCGGTCTTCTTTGTTGATGCCGCAATGACACCTAGCAGGTTGATGCGGTTGGTCAGGGCATCGTTGATCTCTTCCTCAGTCTTGCCTGCAAAGAGACCACCAACTGGGCTTGACCCCATCGGGCCCAGCTCCATGCGGCTCCTGTCTTGGAAGTGTTCTGGGTCTGCAGCCTTCAGCAAGGCTAGAGCCAGCGTATCACTGAACTGGCGCTCAGCACCAACCTGCAAGCCTTGCTGGAAGATGGGCCTCTCCCAACCTTGAAATGCTCTGCGTGCCGCCTCGTCCTTCCACGCCTCAACACCAAGCAGTAGGGCCTCGTTGAGAGCCGCACAGAAGCTGGCGTTCTCCTTTTTGAAGGCGTAGACGGACAGCCTGCTCATGTTGAGTTCTTCGCAGGCCAGTGTCAAGTTCCCAGTCGAGGCCACAGCGCCAAGCAAGGCTGGGATGGTGACAGAGGTCAGTGGTGTGTACGCTTGGACGCCGTGGATCATCCAACTGTCTTTGTGAATGATCACGTCTTGGACCCCAGTTGTGGATCCTTTGCCAGGACGCACCTTGACCTTTGTCCCATCAGGCATGGAGCGCTCAACAACAGCTTGGCGGATGACCCTAGTGCTTTGCCGTGATGCGTAGGGTCCGGATGCCGCCTTATAACCATCTGGAAATGGCTTCTTAGGTGGAGCTTGAGGCGCCTTGTCTGCCTGCACTGCTCTTGGTTTCCTAGGCTGTGATGCTGGCTTGGCCGCTGGCTGTGCAGCCTGCTGCTTTGTCTTTGTTGCCACGTGTGAATCCTCGTGTTGTGATGGACAGGTGGCATTGTACTTGGCGCCCACCACTATGAGGGTGGATGTGCTCAAGGAAGATCTGTGGTGCACGAGCAAAGAAACTAAGTGCAACGCGCTAAGTTTATGGTGTGGAGCCGCTCTAATGGCCTCCAATATCCACAAATATCGGTAAAAGCAGAGCCAAAGCGCAAAAACGCGCGATCTCAGAATAAGCGTGTTCTCTTCTCTTTAAAAAGGGTACCTTTTCAAAGTTCTCTATATAGAGTAATAGATTGAGAAGGTACCCTTTACATTGGGTTGCCACGCTTGTATTGCGTTATTGCGCTACGCGTTTTAGCCAAAAGAACCCGGCCCATTTAATCGAAAGCACTCTAGAATACAGCCCTACAACCTAATTTAAGAAAGGATGGGGCCGTGGACAAAGTTCCTTCTCAATCGTTCGAGGATCTGCTGAAAGCGATCCCACTACAGAAGCGCAAAGAATTATCAACACAGATTGAGGACCTTTGCACTCACTTCCAAATCCCCAACACCTTCCTCGTGAACCAACTCACGCTCAGTGGCAGGCGCCGGGCAGAAGCCACAAAGGCAACAGCGCTGCTCAAGAAGAATTACGTTCCGCGTTACTGGGTCGAAATCGTCGGCATTTACGACCCAAAACCCTGTACTCTGGCCGAAGCCGCCAAGCTCATGCGGGTCACCGAGACGTCCTTAAAAGTCCGCGTCTCTACGCACAGAAGCTTCGAGAAGGAAATTACTGCTGGCTTTTCGGGCAAAGACCGTGGTCATGTGGACGGCTATTACATCTGTTCAAAGATGACTGAAGAAGAGGCCGATCACTTCCGAGACGAATTCACAAAAAGCCTCCAACAACGAACCCTGACCGGCTTCGACATACAATCGGTTTCGCCAGCGCGTCCGTAACGGCGGTCCTTCGATTTACCTCTTAGCAGCCGCCTGAACAGGTGGTCCTCAGCAAATTGCCGACGCGCTGGCACCCAATTCCACCAATATAAATGTCTGATGCAAAGACCCTAGCAGCTGAAAAGCTAGAATCGTCTGGTCTCACCTTGGCTGATGCCAAGCTTCTTAACATCACGTGGGCCGAGAATGGGCAGAAGCTCGACGCTAGCTACCCAACTGTTCCGGTCCTCGTCTTCCACTACATGGACCCAGCCACTGGGAAGCCATTCCAGTATGCTCCAGAGTGGCCCGAGTACACGCGGATTCGGACTCTCAAAGATCCTGCAGGGTTTGCATCACAGACCAAGCAGAAGCCCTTGAGGTACAAGCAGCCTCCGGACTCAGGGCTTGCCGCATACTTCCCGTCCAATATCAATTGGAAGAAGATCCTAGATGATCCTAGTGAGCCCATCATCATCACTGAGGGTGAACTCAAAGCCTCCAAGGCCTGCAAAGAAGGGTTTGCCACCATAGGCCTTGGCGGTGTCAACTCATTTACCGGTGCCAAGCACGGCATCGGGTTCTTGAAGGAATTGGACTCTGTCAACTGGGTCAAGCGCCGAGTCACCATCTGCTACGATTCAGATACCCAGACCAACGAGAACGTGGCAAATGCTACCAACACGCTTGCTGAGCGCCTTGCTGCAAGAGGTGCCGTTGTTCAAGTCCTCCCCATGCCAGGTCTTGAAGGCTACGAGAAAACTGGTCTTGACGACTTCCTTCTGGAACAAAAGGCTGATGGCTTGACTGCACTCATGGATGCATCAGTGAAGTCGCTAACCGCAGTCCGCCAGTTGTGGAGTCTCAACGACCTCTACGTCTACATCCAAAACCCTGGGATAATTTTCAAAAAACCCACTGGCCAGAAGATCAGCCCGTCGCTGTTCATGGCGTCTGAGATACCGATGGACTTCTCAGAGCAGTACATGACTACGAACGGGGTTGCACTGAGGCAGGTATCCTTATCTACTGCTTGGCTGAAGTGGCCACTGCGCCATAAGGTTGAAACACTGACCTATGCGCCTGGAAAAGAGCAGCTGATTGAACCCGGATCCTACCGGTCTGCTTGGAACACATGGCCTGGTTGGGGTATCGAGCCCACCAAGGGGTCAGTGAAACCGTTCATTGAACTTATCGACCACCTCTTTACCGGAGCTTCGCGCGAAGCAAAGCAGTGGTTTCTTCAATGGCTCGCCTATCCTCTTCAGCACCCAGGAACTAAGCTCTTCACTTCGGTGCTCCTTTGGGGTGTTCGTCACGGAACAGGAAAGTCCATCATTGGATACACCATGGGAAAGATCTATGGAAAGAATTTCACGGAACTCAACCAGCAAAATATTGACGGAAATTTCAATGAGTGGGCGGAGAATAAGCAGTTTGTCATGGGAGACGACATCACAGGAACTGATAAACGCCACGATAGCGACCGCCTTAAGAAGCTCATCACACAAAAAGAGATTCGGCTCAACATCAAGCACGTTCAGTCATTTGTCATCCCAGACTGCATCAATTATTATTTCACGGCTAACGGACCAACCACACTCTTCCTTGAAGACGATGACCGACGCTCTTTCGTCCATGAAATTACTGCAGACCCATTAGGTGAAGCCTTCTACAAGAAGTACGATGCGTGGTTACACGGTGATGGTCCTGCCGCTCTCTTCCACTACCTAGTCAACGAGGTGGACTGCTCAGCGTTCAACCCAGCTGCACCGGCACTCCGCACAGAGGCCAAAGAACGGATGATCGCAGACGTACGGTCTGACATCGGTGAATGGGTGAACATGCTGCTCACCAACCCAGAAGAGATCCTTAAGGTTGGGCAAATTTCACTCCACCATGACATGTTCACTAATAAGGAGCTGCTTGCCCTCTACGACCCAGAAGGCAGGAGCAAGGTGACGGCCAACGGCTTGGGTCGGGAACTCCGCCGTGTTGGTGTCCACTACGCACTGGGTGGCAACACCATCAAGACCAAGAAAGAAGTGAACCGTTTCTATATAGTGCGCAACAAAGAGAAGTGGGAAGGTTCTAAGCTGGCTGAGATCCAGACCCACTTGAATGATGCACCAACACCAATGGCCAAGAAGAAGTATTGATGTTGTGACTGCGGCACAATTTGCAGTCACATTGCAAATAGTTGTTTACAAGCATCAATTTACCCACTATAATTCATACATGCACAAACAATCCTGAATGTGCAAACCACCTAAACGCTGAGGACCTTATCATGAACATGTCAAACGCCGCCAAGTACACCGCCCGCGACTCTGCAACAGCAGCTCTCCGTAAAATCGGGGTTTTCAAATGCGACTACGATGACTTCATCATCAAGCGCGACGGTACCTTCTACTGCGACATCGAAGGTGCTAAGATCTTCGTCTCCAAGCAGAATGCCACGGCACCTGTGATTGCCCCCATCGCCGTGGCACCAGCCCCTGTTGTTAAGGCGGCTAAGGTCAAAGTCGAAGGTAAAGTGTCAGTGTCTAACCTGATCCGGACGGCCATCTTGGAAGGCAAGTCTAACCAGGAAATTTGGGATGCCATGGGCCCCAACGGTTCTGGCCTGATTGAGCAGAAGCACCACCACTATGCTTCTTGGTATCGTTGCGAACTGCGTCGCAAAGGTCACAACGTCTAAGAGCCAAGTGGGAAGACCCTGGGAACAGGGCTCTTCGATGAAAGAACTGTGGGTGAGTACACCTTAAACAAGGCGACCGCGAATGAGTGGAGTGGCCAGCAGTTCTTTCACCGAAGAGATTGCAAATAAGTGTTTACATCCACCTGAAAGCTTGGTATAATTCAATCTTACCAACCAACCTTATGCTGAGGACCATTATGACAAATACCCCTGACGAAAAGATCCTGAACAAAATCAAGAAGTGCTTGGCACTGTCTGCATCTTCTGAACCGCACGAAGCAGCTGCTGCAATGCGCCAAGCTCAGAAGCTCATGGAGATGCACGGCATCAGCCAAATCGACGTGCAACGCTCGGACATCGGTGAAGCTAACGTGAGCAGCAAGGTTTCTGTGAGCAAGGTGAACCCTTGGGAGCTGAAGCTCATGGCAACTGTGGCAGATGCCTTTGGTTGCAAGCTGTTGTGGATCCCTAGCTACAGCTGGTCCTCGGATGTTTATGGCCGCTATACTTTCATTGGTCTGAAGAGCCAGATTGAGCTGGCGCAGTACACGGCTGAAGTCATGCAGCGGAAGCTCATGAAGTCTCGTGCTGCTTTCGCCAAGAGCCTTCCATCCTCTGCGTCTCGCGCGTTCAAGAGTGCCCAGCTCGACGGCTTCTGCCTTGGCTGGACGGTCGAAGTTAAGAAGACCGTGCATGCATTTGCCCTGTCCAAAGAGACCGAGCAGATGATCACTGAGTACGTCAAAGAGAAGTCCACTGGTAAGGCCAAGTCCAGCAGCAAGCAGTACGGGACCTCTGGTATGGCTGCTGGCCGTGAAGCAGGAGCCAACGAATCTATCCACCGTCCCATGGGCCAGCGTGCGGCAAACCTCATGATTGGAGCCTGATATGAAGAAACGCCAGTTCACAGAGGGCCAAATCATGAACTGGGTTCTTTATGAACTCATTCGGTCTGGAAGCGTGTACAACATGTTAGACCCGCGCGCCATCAAAATGTCTGGCCTGTCTAAGGAAGACTACATGTTCGTACTGAAGAATTACAGTGAATTGAAAGAAGCTTACAACACTACGAAGGCAAAATAGCCTGCAAATAGGTGTTTACAAATCGCCTTAGCCACAGTATAACTGAATCTTACCAACCACGCTGAGGATTATCATGATTACACCTGCACACCGCCGAGCCTCCAGGGTCAGCAATGCTCTGGAAGCCACAATCTGTGGAATCCCTTGCTTGATTGAGGTCGAGACCTGCAACGTAGTTCAAGGCAGCTACAGCTACAACGCTGCTTCTGACATGGACTACCTAGGCTACTATGAAATTGAGTTCACTGTCCTAGACCGTAAGGGCTATCCGGCCCGCTGGCTCGAGGGCAAGCTCACGGACTCTGGACGCGCAGACATCGAGGCCCTTATCTTGGAAAACCACGAGGAACAACTTGAAGACTAACAAGCAGGAGGATCCCAGCTTTGCCAAGCTGCCAAGCTGCAGGGCGGGGAACCTTACACTGGGAACCAACAATATAAAGGCAGCGGAATGGTCCAGTGGTGTGCCCTGTGCGGCGTACACCGCGGCCAACTAGGAGGCTCTGTCCGTCGCATGATGGGTGGAAGGTTCTGGGTCTGCAAAATGCACTCAAAGGAAACCAAATGACTTACTCAATACAAAAGCACGTTGACCCATACTATCCCTCTATTGAGGGCTTGGAGTTGATTGTAAACGACTGCGTTCAGGCGGTCATCAAGACCAAGGGCCAGAAGACAGATTTGGTATTTGCCATGAAGGGCCCTCTTGATTTGGAGCTAGCCAGACCTATCATAGTAGGTCTCCTTGACCTGCTCGTGCATTACGACAAAATGGCCCATAAACGTGGAAAAAGCTAATCTGCTGCGGCGTAGAATACGATTCTCTTAACTGATCTTGAAAGGATCAACATGCGCTGCTACTTAGTTACCGCTAAAGCCAACGACGATCAAGTGCTTGGGCGCCGAATTGCTTCGACAAACGCCGATGCTCGTGCTGTTCGTGAAGACCTCATGGAGACGTTTGGCGTTAAGAAGAAGGACGTCGAGATCGAAAACCATGAGGTGCCTGTGGCCAAGCCGGACCTCCTGTCCTACATCAACGACCTCCTGGCTCACAACGACATTACCATTGAGGAACAAGAAGCCGATGACTAAGCACCACGCTATTCTTGACGCCGCACCAGGGTGCGGCACAGAAAAGCTCAAGGCCCGTTGGAGGGCTTTGGCTAGCCAACATCATCCAGACCGTGGAGGAAACCCATTGGAGTTCAGCACCTTCAGGAACGCTTATCAGGCAGCACTCAAGTACGAAGCTACTGAAGAAGCCAAGTGCAAGAAGTGCGGCGGAACTGGGAAAGTCTTGTTTGGCAATGGGTTCAACAAGATCAGTATGGTTTGCCCGCTGTGTAAGGGCACCAAATGAGTGGCTACAGAAAAGCTATGCTTATACTTTATGTGGCATGCTTTTAGGGTCTATAGTTACTTTCTATGACGTCTTTATCTGGAGGCCAAATGATATTCAAACCAATGCTAGCGGCAACAATCGAAGATACCTCGACTCTGAAATACCCACTCATTGTCAGTCCGAAGCTGGACGGAATCAGGGCAATGATTCACGGGTCGGACGTCGTTTCAAGGAACCTAAAGCTAATTCCAAATAGGGCAATTCAAGAGATATTTGGACACATCCAAATGGACGGGTGGGATGGTGAATTGGTTGTTGGGAGCCCTACAGATAAAAACTGCTTCAATACAACGTCTAGTGGCATTATGAGCAGGGACGGCGAGCCAGAGGCCGTACTGTACGTCTTCGACATCTTCATTGAAAACGTGGGCTTCCAAGATCGCTATAGCAGGCTGCTGTCAGAGGTTGACAAAATCAAGCACAACTACGTAAAGGCTGTTCCTCACATGGTCTGCATTAGCCAGAAGGACCTCAGGGACTCAGAAAACGTCTTCCTAAAGCAGGGTTATGAGGGCCTTATGGTAAGGTCGTCGGACGGGTTGTACAAGCAAGGAAGATCTACTGCTAAGCAGGGTTGGCTCATGAAGCTGAAGCAGTTTGCTGATGCTGAGGCCGAGATAATAGGTATCGAGGAGCAGCTCCACAATGGTAACACAGCAATTAAAAATGCGCTCGGGCAGCTTGAAAGATCTTCTAAAAAGGAGGGCCTTACCGGAAAGAACACTCTGGGTGCTCTCAAAGTCCGCGGAATTAATGGGGCTTTCAAAGGAGTGGAATTCAGCATTGGAACAGGTTTTGACGACGACCTTAGAGCCGTCATCTGGGGAGATAAAAACTTAATCGGTAAAATAGTCACCTACAAGTATTTTCCAATTGGGTGCCTTGAGGCTCCGCGCTTTCCAGTATTTTTGAGGTTTCGAAATGACCTTTAGATGGCCAGAACTTCCTCAGCCGCGCAGTCGCGCAACTGTTCTTGTGAAGCTGCCTAAGGAGTATCCAACTCCAAAGACAAAGCCGCCAAGACCTACGTACATGACCACAAAGAAAACCCTTGCTAAAAAGGCGCACTTGTTTTGTGAGTCTTGCAAATAACTATTTACAAATACCTGAAAGCTCAGTATAATCTAACCATACCGCGGCAATAGTGCAACGGTCAACTTAAGAAAGCTGAGGATCATTATGGTAGCTGCAGTAACAACCCGCAAGAATGGCTTCGCTGAGATGGCCTACGTTGGCGAAACTCCATGGCACGGTCTGGGCCAAGCCCTGGCTGCTGGTGCTGACATCGAGACCTGGAAGCAAGCGGCCGGCATGGACTGGAAGATCGGCCGCAGCCGTGTCCGTTACGGTGAAGGCGCCAACCAGCAGATCTTCGAAGATGCTCACGTTCTGTTCCGCTCGGACACAAAGTCTGCCCTGGGCATTGTTAGCCCCAAGTACAAAACCGTCCAGCCTGGCGAAGTGCTGGAGTTCTTCCGCGACCTTACTGAAAGCCAAGGCTATGTCCTCAATACTGCGGGCACTCTTTTCGACGGCAAGCGCTTTTGGGCGCTGGCTAAGGTTGGTGACGACGCTGTGGTTGTTGGTGATGATCGGGTCGGTGGTTATCTTCTTCTTTCTACTAGCTGTGACGGCACACTCGCTACAACGGCTAAGTTCACGACTGTTCGTGTGGTTTGCAACAACACATTGTCGATGGCTTTAAGCAAGAGCCTGTCTAACAAAGGTAGCTTCACCCTGAAGCACACCAGCAAGTTTGACCCTCGCGAGGCTAAGGACACGCTTGGCTTGGCTACCGGCCAATTTGCTGAGTTCATGGCTGCGGCCCGGACCCTGTCCAAGAAGACGGTGACAGCTGCCAGGGCCGCTGAGTTTGTCGAGTCCTTGCTGATTGACACTAAGACGGTCCTAGGCGAAGATGCCCGCAAGAGCCGGCAGTTCAACAAGATTATGGACCTCTTCAAAGGCTCCGCAATGGGCGGTACTTTGATGGGAGCCGAAGGCACAATGTGGGGCGTCCTGAACAGCGTGACTGAGTTCGTGGATCACAATGCGCGGTCTCAGACTGTAGATGCTCGCCTGGCCTCTGCTTGGTTTGGCCGCGGCGATGCTTTGAAAACCGAGACGTTAGAACGTGCGCTGGCTGTCTAAAGCATGGCTCAAAGCTAAGGCTCTATGGAGGAGCCTTGGCAACTGGTGTGAGAAGTATCTATCAGCTCACAAACCGTATCAGGGAGACTAAGAGTGAAGCGCATCACCGTGCCAGTCCACGAGGACATCGACAAGATCAGAGAGCAGATTCTGCTCGACACCGGCATCAAGATGACCTACGGCCAGGTCTTCAACTGGTTGATTCATTTTTACAAGCAGCACAAGACGCTGACTACGTGGAGAGCGAAATGAAAGCAAACGAACTGACCGGCCCCACCGCCACCCAAATGCACGACTACGCCGCCCGAGTGCGCGCGCACCCGGTGTGGGCTATCTACCTCGAGGCTCTGGTGTTTTTCGTGGGGGTTGTGATGTTCTACGTGACCATCGTTACTTGGGGTAATGAATGAGCCACACAACTACCCAACTCAACTGGCATCT